CATAAAAAATATGAGGATGAAAATACATATTCAATAGGCAATTTTACCCATAGAATTAAAGAAGCAAACCAAGACTACCTAATAGAACTAAAATAATATGAAATCACCTGAAAATCCAAAAACATATCAAGGAAAACAAGTAATAATTAATTCTGATAGATTAGTATTTAATGCTAAAGAAGATTCAATATTATTATATTCAGACAAACATATTGGATTTAGTACAAATGGAAATTTCCATTTTGACACAGATAATAACAAAGATACTAAATTTATAGTAAATGCCCCCAATATATATTTAGGATTAAAAGATCAAAGAACGGGAGATCTCCCAACAGAACCTGCTGTTTTATCAATAAAATTAGAAAAAGTACTAGAAGAAATATTAGATTATTTAATAAGATTCGCTATGGATACATGTTTTGGGATATCTAATACCACAACAATACCTGGAGAACCTACAGGATTTAATAGCCAAAATTTACCAATTTTGTA